CATCCCAGGTATGATCATAATGCGTTACATCAAAATCTTGTAACACCCACTGGTGCAGATCCCAGATTTTGTTCCAATGATAATACTGATTATTATCAACGTCATTTAGTCGATGTATTCTTGACTGGCCACTCCAACAAACCGCTATTCTAGTCATCTACAGTCTCCACATGAATTCCACGTACCCACTCATACCATTCCATGGCACGTTTTTTTGCTTCTACGTGTTCTGGGTCTCTTGCCCAATCTGCAACATCTTCACGGCTGCGCCAGGTACTAACAGTAATTTCAATATCACCGATTTCTTCACTCTCAATACTGATAAATCCAGGATGTCCCTCGCCTAGTTCACGAATACGTTTGCTCATGTCCTTGTATTCGTCATTGAGGTCTTTCATTTTAGCGATAAAGAAAACTTTTACAGCCATTGTAAGTGCTCCAATGCTTCATAACCAAACCAATTCCAATAATGACTTTTTAATTTCAAGTTAAAACCTTTTTTAATGCTTCAATCAATTCAACCATCATAACGTCTGTATGAAATGGTGTAGGTGCAATTCTTAATCTCTCCGTTCCTACATCAACTGTTGGGTAATTAATTGGTTGAATATAAATCCCAAATTCATTTAAAAGTCTATCACTTGCGGCCTTGCATTTAAATGCGTCTCCAACCATCACAGGGACTATATGAGTGCAAGAATTTGGATGAACTGGAATATCAGCTTCTGCCAACAATTGTTTTAATTTGGCTGCGCGTTCTTGATGTCGTTCACGGGTGGAAGTGTGGTCACGGAGATATTTGATGGAGGCGAGAGCCCCTGCACAGACGGCTGGGCTGATTGAGGTAGTAAAAATAAATCCTGCAGCCACGGACCTAATAGCATCAATAATAATATTATCACTAGCAATATAACCACCTTGTACACCAAACGCTTTACCGAGTGTTCCATTTATAATATCTATCCTCCTTTCAACGCCTAGGTGCTCACAATAACCTGCGCCTGTTTTACCATATAACCCAACTGCATGTACCTCATCAATATATGTGATAGCATTGTACTTGTCAGCTAAGTCAAGAATTTGTTCAATTGGCGATACGTCCCCGTCCATAGAATACACTGACTCAAATACAATACAAGGAACTTGACCGTTGCTAATAGCTATTACTAAAGCTTCTTCAAGATCTTCCATATCATTATGATGAAATAGAATTTTATCAGCACGGCTGTGCTTTATCCCCATAATGAGAGAATTATGATTTTTAGTATCTGAAATAAAACAAATGTTTGGAATAATGCGGCTCAACGCAATAAGAGTCCATTCATTTGCCACATATGCACTTGTAAATAATAAAGCATTTTGTTTTTTATGAAGTATTGCTAATTCACGCTCAAGTGTAACGTGATAGTGAGACGTTCCGCCTATATTACGAGTACCACCTGATCCTGCTCCAGTTTGATCTAATGCGGTATGCATTGAGTCAATAACGTGTTGGTTTTGACCCATACCAAGATAATCGTTTGAACACCAGTTTACAATATTTTTAGGAGCATACTTTCCATACCAAATTGAGCGAGGAAATCTACCACGCTCTCTTAAAATATCGTTAAAGACTCTATATTTACCGTCGTCTTTATAACCTTTTAGCACTTTTTCAAAATAATGTAAATGGCTCATATCATGCTTCGCAGGCTGCACACTCCGTTGACATCACGCGTTTACGAGTCAATGATTGAGCCGCAGACATAGAATAACTATAATATAAACTTTTAATTCCAGCATTATGTGCATATAAGTATAATTGATTAATTTCACGAACTGTCATATCTGGATCTAACATAAGATTTAAACTTTGACCTTGATCTATATACTGTTGACGAATACTAGCTTGGTCTAAAATAGTATATGGATTAATTTCAGAAAATGTTTTAAAAACTTCTTTTTCTTCTTGTGTAAGAATATCAAGATGTTGTACCGATCCATCAGCATTACGAATTGATTCCCATATTTCAGGAGTATCTTTGTCTTTTTTCTTTAATAATTTTTCAAGATATGGATTTTTAATTGTAACTTTCATCTTAGCCAAATCTTTAACGTAGCAATTACTAAACTCGGGTTCAATTGATTGTGATACTTGACCAAGAATAAAGCTTGATGATTTAGTTGGAGCTATAGCCATTGTTGTTGTATTACGCATTCCATAATCTTTAAGAATTTCAGGTTCTCCAAAATTAATAGCCATTTCTTTTGATGCGTTGTGTGTTCTTTCACGGAATGTTTTTGCAATCTCAAGATTCTTCTGAGCAGCTTCTTTTGTTTCAAAGCCTATCATATTTGATTGAAGATAAGAATGCCATCCTAATACACCTGCACCAAGAGCACGATGTCTTATTGCAAAATTTCTTGCTCTTTTAAGATATTCTTTATTTTCAGTTTTACGAATAAATTCTTCACATACAGTATCAAGAAATATTGTTAGAACTTCAATTGCATCAGTATCAATAATACTGTCCCAATGCAGTAAATTTAAAGACGAAAGAACACAAGTAAAAGTTTCATCAACTGAAGAAGGCAATGCTATCTCTGCACACATATTTGATGCGTGTATAGACATATCTTTATCTTTATAAACTTGTGGTCTATTATCATTTACGTTATCTTTATAAAGAATATATGGAAATCCAATTTCAGATCTACGCTGTAAAACTTTTGCCCATATACGTCTCTTTTCAGGATCGCCATCCCTCATTTCATTAATAAAATTATCAGATACTGTAATCCCTGTGGTTAACCCTTGTATTGGATTGCCTTCTGTTCCTATATCTAAAAATTCATCTGCATCTTGATGTTCAATGTCATGATAAGCTGCAAAGAAACCGCGTCGGACGGAACCTTGTGACACAACAGATGCAAGCGTATCATACATTTGCATAAAATGGACAGATCCTGAAGACTCTCCTTGGTCAGTAATTGGCGATCCACGATGTCTTACTGCTCCAAAATATCCAGATGTGCCGCCACCATTTTTCATTAACATTCCATTTTCTGCAACGCCGTATAAAATAGATTCCATATTATCATCAATGAATGAACCAAAACAAGAAACTGGTAGACCGCGAGTTTTGCCGTAGTTTGCCCATACAGGAGATGCAAGAGAATAATATCCGCGACTCATATATTCATAAAACTTATCTGCAAATCCATCATATTTTTGTTTTACTTCCTCAGTCTTAGCCATATCCTTTAGATACCATTCAGCTTTATTCGCAATTTCACGAATACGCGTTTCCGGCTTTTCACCTTTACTTAAATAACCTCTTGACAAAAATGTGCGTGAATCGTCGTTGAGCCAATAAAATTTTTTCATATTTTTCCTCTTAAAATAAATTGCCTGAATTAGAATAGCTTAAAATAGATCGTCTTCTGTGAAAGCTTTGGTCTTTTTAGAATATGCAGTACTACGTTTGACAAAGAAGTCAATATTCTTTGTGCTCAAAATTTCTTCAACAAACCAATCGGTACTTTGTACCGCTTCTTGATCTACTTCGTAGAGAGGCTTCATATCTATAGCTGTTAATGATTGATTGAAACGATGTTTTAGGAATTCTTTAACAGTTGCTTTTGGCAAAAAGTCAAGATCTGAATCACCATAGATCCAATCAACGATTGAAGACTCGGCCTTAAAGGCTTCACGGCAAAGTCTATTCACTTCATTTATTGTGTCTTTATCAAACCACTCAGGGTTTTCTTCTCGGATAATGTTTACTAATTCAAATCCAAAACGTGCGTGGATATCTTCTTCTTTAGATGTTGCTTCTACAGCGTTTGAAATGCCTTTTAATAAATTCTTGTGTTTATTAAATGCCATCATAATTAAGAATTGACTAAACAATGATACATTCTCAACAAACATCGAGAATAAAATAATTTTATGAAAATAGTCTTTATCATCTACAGGTTGTGCAATTGATTGCTCAAGATAAGCAATACGTTTTTTCATAGCAGGAACTTCAATAATTTTTTCAAATTCTTGATTAAGACCCATAATTTCAATAAGATTTGAATAAGCATCAGCATGACGAACTTCAGACTCGCCAAATGTTACGCCAACAGCTTGAATTTCAGGTTTTGGAAACTTATCACCAATCTTTGCCCAAAACGTTTTAACCGCAACTTCAATCTGAGAAATAGCCAGCATTGCTTTCTTTACAATATCAACTTCTTCAGGTGTCATACGGACTTTCATATCTTGAATATCAGAAGAATAATTAAACTCTGTATGAACCCAATATGAATGACGAATAGCATCAGTAAACTCAACTACTTGAGGATATTCATATGGCTTTAAATTTGTTCTCTTACGAAAGATGTTTGGTTGATTATTAAAACGATAAAGAATATATTCACGTGCCAAATCATGAAGACCCATGTCCATAATTATATTTTCAACTGCAGTGTGAATAGAGTCAACATTAATTATTGCATCGTTAAATTCTTTTACTAATAAATCTGTTACGTCATTGCTTACTTCTTCTGCTAATTTTTTACTTTTGATACCTATTGATTTCATTGCACCAGATACGGCATTTTGAATTTTCAATTCTTTGTATTCTTCAGTAGTTCCGTCCCTTTTAATAACATAATTTATATTTGGTCTTGTAAAAGGATGTTCTCCGTGTACTACACCGTTTGTATATGGGATAGTTTCTGCTTTAGCAAGATTACTTTCAAGCATGTCTATAACCTTTCTTTTTTATTGTAAGTGAACAAATCATTCTACCATTCAAATGAATAGTATATATTGTATTTAGTAGGGATTATTTTACTATATATGATCATATATTGTGGAATATTTATAATGTCCCAACAAGCTTAGCATATGAAATATACTTTTTTTATTTTTTTTTATACCGCCATATCCATCTTTATTTCAGGGTGATGTTGATAATTTTTAAGAGTAAATAATGATGCATCTTCTTTTCTAAAACGCGTTGCTAATCTATCTATAAGATTAAAAGAATTATCAATTACAAGTGTTGGAAGAGGATACGGCTCACGATCTAGCATTGCTACCATATCATATATGTGATTGTTATATATGTGAGCATCTCCTATCGTATGAACATATTGACCAACACTTAATTCACATTCACGTGCTATAATATGCGTAAGGAGTGCGTATGAAGCAATATTAAATGGAACTCCTAAACCAACGTCGGCAGATCTTTGATACATCTGACAACTTAATTTGCCATTTCTTACGATAAATTGAGCCATTATATGACATGGTGGTAAAGTCATATTGTCTAGCATCATAGGATTCCAAGCAGACATTATAATACGTCTTGAGTCTGGGTTATCTTTGATTTCTTTTATAACTCTAGCTACTTGGTCGATGCCTCTAGGGTCATCCTGATAATACGAAAATTTTCTCCATTGAGATCCGTACACAGGACCAAGTTCTTTTATATACTCATCATTATAATGCCCGAGATCAATACCTTGTTTATTTGCATTTGCGGTCCAAATAGTATTCTTATTTACGAGATCTTCTCTATCCTTTCCATAAGTAAGTTCCGCCAATCTTCTTTCATCCGTACTACCTTCAAGAAACCAAAGTAGTTCACCAACTACAGATTTCCAAGCTAATTTTTTTGTTGTAACAGCAGGAAACCCTTCTTCCAAATTAAATTTCATTTGATAACCAAAAATAGAACGAGTTCCTATACCTGTTCTATCTTCTGTCTTTTCTCCGTGTGTTATAATATCTTTAATAAGGGTTCTATATTGTTGCATTAATAACTTCTCCATTTATCAACATATATACCATCTTCTTTTTGGCTACTATATAATTCAAACGTTGCTTCTATCATATCACGAGGAAGAAACACATCACAATTATAAACCCCTGCTATACGACTTAACCATATTTCATCTATGATTGATAGTAGGCCTGACACAAGTTGTGCACCACCAATAATCCAAACATCTTGAAGTCTATCCATATTAGTAAGTTCTGTTTTAGCAGTATTAAACTTCATATAGTGGTAACCACCACCGTTATAATCATTTTCACTACTTGTAACGACAATATTATTGCGATTAGGTAACGGTTTATTTGGTAAACTATCCCAAGTTGCTTTACCCATTGCCACCACCCCACCTGTTGTGTTTTCTTTAAACCATTTGAGGTCAGCAGGATTGTGTGGCCATGGTAAGTCGCCATCTTTACCAATACCCCAATCGTCGTCACAGGCCAATATTGCTCTAATCATGTTTTTCTCCAAGCCATTAATTTTAGATTTGCTTCTAGGCTAGAATATGTATTATCAAGTATAGTTTTTTCAACGTCCGTTTTTCCTGCAAGAATCATTTCGTTAATATCTTTTGCTGGAACATTTGATGGCCATATACATATTCTATAACCTTTGGCAATTACTTTTTCCATTCTTTTATGGATTTCTTTGTTTCTCGGCTCCGCATCAAAAACAAAAATTGCATTTTTAAGATTACTTAATGCGGTTGTGCTTCCTTCAGCACCTGCCATTGCAACTGCATTTGAAAGAAACATACTATCAAGAGCACCTTCAACTACAAAGTACGTTTTATTCATATTCACTTTGTCTAAGCCAAATATTTTTGGTCGGTCTTGAAACATAATTGTAATATATCTTAAAGAAGTATTTGGATCAAAGCTTCGAGCAGAAACTCCAAACATTTTCCCTTTTTCATCAAAGAAAGGTATTACTAAACGAGGCTCATCTTTATCTACGTTTTCAAATTTATTTGGAATAATTTCATTAATCCAAGTTTTAAATTTTGTTGCAAGATACATTCTATAATGATGTTCGGGTGGTATACCACGTTTCATTATATATTGTTTTACAGGATGATTTGCTTTTAATTGACTTATCTTTTTAATCTTTAATAAAGGATTCTTTTTATTAAACTTTGGGGCCTTTGTCTTAAATTGCTCATCGTTAATTTCTTCTGTTGATTTGTCTTTTGTCTTATTTACAAACTTTTCTGCTATGTAATCATTATATGCCAAACTATCAATGTTTTGTAGAAAATAAGAAAAAGATTGACTTGCGCCACAATTATGGCAATAAAAGCGAAAAGAATTGTCTTTTTCGAGTAACCAACCACGAGCCTTTGCTTGTGATCTTTGTGAGTCACCACAAACTGGGCACCTAAAATTTATTTTATAAGGATTTGTTGATTTAACTCTAAAACGCTCAAGGCGCCCTGATAACATTGTTGCATAATGAAGATCTACAAAATCGACCATTTTGTCTCGCTTTACATATTGGATATTTTCTATTCTAACCAAAAAAACAGAAAATGTCAATTAAAATATGTGTTTATATTATCCAACGGAACGGAAAATGTCAATAAAAATATGACATAATCATATTAAATTTAGTGAGGAGGAAAACTAATGCTCCGGTCGCGCCAAGAATATACCATCTCCAATTTTCAAGAGCCGTTATTCTTTTATCTTGTTTATCTAATTTTGAAATAAGAGTTTCATGGACATTTTGAATAGAATCTAAAACTTCTTTATGGCGCTTATCTCTTTCTTTTACGGTCTGATTTTTCATATCTTCAAGAGATTGACGAAGTTCTTTACGATATGATAATTCTTCTTCCGTTTGCTTGGCTATATTTTCTTCTAACATCGTTAGTCTTCTTTCAGCACTTTCTAATATTGCTTCTTGAACCGCTGCAATTGTATGCAATTCTGACATATCCGAAATGGCACCATCAACTTTATCAAACACACGCTCAATTTGTCTTATATCTTTTTTTATAAGAGCAACGTCAGTTTTTAGTGTATTTACTTCGTTATCAGCCATAGTGTCTCTTTAAAATAATATGGCCTCGTTACTCACAAGGCCATTTTTTATAATATGAATATTTATAAATTATATAATTTTTTTATTCAGTGTTTTTATCTTCCTCTGAAGGTTCAGGTTCAGTTGGTATTATTGCTTCTTCATAATAAGCAATGATAGCTTGTTGATCTTTGATATAACGACGAAGTTCTGCAATACCAATCGCGAGATTTTCATAACCTTTTGGTGTTATAGCAAAAATTACAACGTTACCTGTTGCGCTTTCAATTTCTGCTATTTTTTCTTCAAGATTGTCTTCAGTTATAACAAACCAAGGAACTGGGTTCCATTCTACACCCTTAGGATGTTCCTGAATAGGAATATTTCTTTCTTGGTATTCAGTTGTTACTACTACTTCCGGTTCCGGCGTTCTCCCCAGACACCCCGTCAGAAGTATCATCGGTAGGAGGATTAGGATCAGTTTCTTCGGCAATCCAACCAATAAGTTTCTCCACTGCTCTATTGACTCTATCTTCAAGTCCTTGTGCATTTGTTAATGCCTCCATAGTTAAATCTATTTTTGCAAAAGCGCCTCTTAATTTATCAAGGTGTTCTTGAGATTGTTGTAATCTTTTAGTAAGATCTTTATTTAATTGCTCATTTTTTTGAGCATCGGCTGCCATTTTCTCTACAGTATTTTGAAGAGTTTCAGCTGCACTTTTTAGCTTAACATTATTTTCACGTAAAGTGGCAATAGTCGCTTCTGACCATTCATAATATGATTTAGCGCCGTAACCGACACCACCCAGAATTCCTAGGACAATAATAATAAGATAAAGCTTAGCCATTGCTAATAAACGACTTAATCGTCGTCCTCATCCTCGTCTTCTTCATCCTCGTCTTCGTCGTCCTCGTCTTCTTCATCCTCTTCGTCGTTAGCTTCTTCGAGATCCAATTCTTCTTCGTCTAGATCTAATTCTTCTTCCACAGCAAATGCATTTTCCATTTTTGCTTGTAATGCATCAACTACTCTTTGGTTCAGTTCTGCTTCTACTGCGGTTTTTAATGCAAGTGGATTTTTATCTACTGCTGCTTGAGTAATATCTTTTAATGACATTTTTCTATTCCTTCGTTTGTTTTATTTGTTTTAGAGTTACTACTTTTACGGATTTTGTGCTATCACTATTTAGACTAATACTATTTATAATTCCAACACCACGGGAAGATAATTGTAGGGTGTTTGATTGTTGTGATGAGCTATTATCTTCGGTTGTTCCTTGCAATTTTGCCATTTTGTTCTCCTTAAAGTCTTGAAGAATTTTGAAAAATTATTATAGCAAAAGAATTACTTAACGCAACAATTGCTAAATCTCCAATTACAGCGGACTTCCATCTTTCCCACTGTTCTTCATCAATTGATTTTGTAAAAAAGCTAATTATACTAATCCGCCTTTCATAACATCTCTAATAGTTTTTCTTTTTCTTTTATTTGATTGTACCCATTTCTTTTGCGCGGCTTTTGACATATGGCCTGCATCCATACCTGCAATAGCTCCGCCGCCTACAGTATTTGTTGGTTCTTCATTCATGCGGTCCACAATCCATGCTTTAGCATTGGCTTTACCATATTCAGTAGTTTCCCATTCCCAGCTATTCTTACGTTTATCCCAAACCATAACTTTCCATTCACCTTTATGGCGTTCATTATGATCTAATGATTTTTCTATTTGATATTTCTTTCCACCAATAGTAGCTTGTATTTCACCATTTGGTCCAGCTTTTTTCCAACGTGCTATTGCGGCTACTTCTTCAAGGTTCTCTTTTTTCAAGCCTTTTTTAAGTCTTTCAAGATCTTTTACTGATAATGACAGTTCATCCAATCCATCATTTTCACAAATACACGGTTCACAGTTACATTGACCGCATACCCATTCTCTAAGGCCTACGTCACGCTCTGCGCCGTACTTAGCAGCAATTGCCATTTGGCGACGTTTTTCTTTTGACTTGCCTTTGAATTGTGGTGCATCTGATTTCTGAAAATCATCAATCCATTTACCCATATCATCGGTTGCTTTTAATTTTTCTATTAAATTTCCATTGACATTTTCTACAAGTGTGTTATAATGATTATATCGAATCAAAAACAATTCTAATGATTCATCAATTTGTTTTTCAGTAACAGATTCATTAAGCAAACTGTCTTCAGAAAAATGTTTCCACTCTTTAATAAGCCATATAGCTGCAGCATAAGATGCAAGTCTAGTTTTACCACCGGGAACTTTACCTAGTAGTTTTTTTAGTTTTAATATCATTAGATCAAAGATACCAAAAGATTTCCTTTGAGATACCAAAAGACGATCTTTTTTCTTTATAAGAATATTACCATCGCCGTCTATTACACCAGCCTCATACGCAGGCCATTTTTCAAAAGGCGTAGCTAGTCTTCTTATAAATTGATATACTAAAAATAGATCTACAACCACTTTATATTTCCTTTAAAACTTTTATAATCAGCTCGTCACTCTTAATATGTCTGCTATGAATTCTTTCGTCTTCATATTCAATAAATTCTGGCATAAAGTTTAAGTATACCACAAACGGTTTTAAATATTCATGATATTCATCGAGTTTCATGAATAACATATTTGTCGTTTCTACACCAAAGCAATTATACAAAATTATTAGATGATTTAGAATCAACCTTTCCTTAAGCTCTCCAGTTTGATTATATCTACCAAAAAGTTTTCTAAGATATTGAAAACGTTTTAGATCTTCTTCAAATTCTGCAATGTCAGAACAATGCGGGTTATCATAATGTTTTGCAGCGTAGAGAGGAAAGGTTGATTCTCCTAATTTCATGATATAAATTTACTAATTAGGAATTAGGGAACGAGTCGTTATCTCCTGCATCGCCAGAAGAAACTTTCATTACAACTAATGGCTCAACACGATGGCGAGTACCGCTGTGTGTTGTCCAATACAAATTCCAACCTGGTGTTTTTAAACCTTTTGAACGGTTGGCTGCTACTCCTGCCTCTGCAGTATCAATAAAAACCGCAAGATCTTCATCATTAGATTTATTTGTATTATTTGCATTTGTTTCTAACCATTTTGGTCTTGAAGCTGTTGCGTCTGTTTTTGCCCAAAGTGCCATTTTTTATTCTCCTTGGTTTTGGTTTTAATTGTTTATATATTTCTAAATTACCAAACTTTAATTCATCTTTTTCTGCTATATTTATCAATTATCTACATTTGCACCTGCCCGCCATTGATAACATGACCAATAGCGTGCTTTCCACTTAGGTCCAGGATTATCACAGTTATGTCTTGCTCTAAAGTTTTTACGTCTTGCAGGATCATCTCTTTTAATTTCCATATGTGGATCACCAAAACGAACTACTACAATGCCGCCGTTTTCCCCTTTAGTATAAACTTTAAATTTTTTGTTTGGATTTTCTGAAGTACGAATAGGATCGTTTAGTTTAACTTTTTTACCTTGATACTCTGCTTCGGTGATTTCCAAATCTTCATATAGATTACACTCTTCACAAATCGCGTCAATTCGTTCTTCTGTATATTTACTAAATTTATCCATTTTACTTCTCTGGGTGGTGCTTTGAAATGTGTGCCTGAATCTCTTTACGAACTTCGCCAAAAGTTTTAGGTTTTGTGTCTTTACCATTAAAGCGCATCACATGTGCCATAGTTTTACCGGTTTTTCTATGTACAATAGCTGTGTCGTCCATATATGCGCCTGACATATGTTTCTTTTCATGATCGGACATACCTTTTTTAAGCTTAGTCATTGTTCCTCGACTAGAATGACGAAGTGTATGCATTCTCTTTGCGTCTGGACTAAAAGGATTTGGCGGCTCTTTTACTAATACTGTATGATCATCATTTTCTGATAGGTAAACCAAGATAGATTCTTCTACTAATTGTTTATAGTCTGTCATTTGTGTTTCTCCTAACCAAACTCATGACCTGCAACACGTTTCATTTGCTTTGTAAATTCTTTGTAAGATGGTTTTTCTTTATATAGTTTAATTGAAATCTCAGGTCTATCTTTACCTTTAATTCTCCAATTATGGCCTTTTTCTTTATGTTCAGGTTTAGTTGTTTTTACAACTCGACGTTTATAGCCTGCTTCCCAAGTTTCTGAACCTTCAATAAATTGCCTAAACCTTTTCATTATTCTTCTTCTTGTCCTGTGGCTTTAGCTCTAAATATTTTTTTCAAATCAGTTGCAAGTATACGCTCAACTGATATTAAAGTATTAGGATCTCTTAAAATTTTTCTAAGATTTCTTTTAATTTCAGAAGGTGTTTTTGCTTTCATATACATATCAGGCAAGTCTTCTACCCTAACAACGTAATCAAATTCTTCTGATATTAAATTTTCTTTAACAACAAAATCTTTAAAGTTTTTCATTTTACTAACCTATTTGCTACTTTCTGTCCTACTTTAGTCGCTGCTTTTTTTGCTTTAAAAATACCTTTTACAGTTTTATACGTTCCTTTAGCAACAGCTTTCACCGCAGGGATAGCGACAGGAGCCGCTACAGCTGCCATCGCCACCTCTGGGGGAATTGATTCATTTATATGCTGTTTAAACGATTTCATTTCATTAACTTTTTTATTGTATCTAAAGCTTTTTTGCCATCCGGATGTTTTGGATTTATACTAACTTCTTCACCGTTTACAAAATCGGATATATTTGCTGACTTACCTAACGCTGTAATTGCCTTGTGTAGCGGGTCTCTAGGATCGTATTTATTTTCAAATCCAGGCTTACCTCTAAGTTCAACCCAAGTCTTATCACCTTTTTCCCACATCTTAAGAACATCTTGTGTTTTGCCACGGATAAGTTTAAGTTTTATACCTTCAGATATATATGTCTTAAAATTAATCATTTTGTCCTGGGGTGTCTTTTTTGTATTTTGCAGTAAGACTATCAGTACCCCATTCTCTGTCAGATGGTGTATCTTCTTTTTTTAAATCTTTAACCTTTGCTCGTGCAATCATTTGTAGATGTTTAATTTTATCTCTTTGCTTTTCTCGAGCAATACGCTCTTTCGCAATATCTGTTAATTCACCTTCATTAACATGCTTTTCATAAAGTGCCGCTAATGAAGAATTAATTTCTTCGTTTATATCAACATATTTTTCAATATATAATTCTGTTAATTCTCTAGAAGACCAACCAAAATTTCCAATTGTTGTGATTTCATTAATAACTGTTTTATAATCTTCTCCATTGAGGACATGATTGTGTATTTTTTCAATGAGTGTATTTAATGTTTGTTCATTCGCCTCGAAGATTTCTTCTTTTTTAGACAAATTAATTTCTTCCTTTTTGTATATTTCTGCTTTTTTGCGAATATCAGCTAACGATTTTTTAGTTGAAGATTGTCTCACTGGTTTTTGACGTGAAGCCATATATTCAGAATATTTCTTGTCATCAATTTTAGGTGCAGCTTCTTTTCTAAGACCAGATAATTTCATACGAGCGTCATAGTGTTTAGCTCTATCCATACTACGATTCAGACCCATTTTATGAAGTTTATCAGTTGCTTTATTTCTATCAATTTCTGTGTTTGCAGTAGCAGTACGTGCTTTATTTCTAGCTTGCTTTTCTTTTTCACGTCTAATATCAGCAGCTAAATCCTCATCAAGTTCAACTTCTTCTTTCATTGCCATCTTTGTAGCAGTGGCGTACATAACTTCTTTCCAGCGATCACCGTAGTTCTTTTTGAACTCATCTTCTTTATCCTTCATCTTCAGGACAATTTCTTCACGTTTCTTTTTCTGGGCTGCAGTCATTTCTGCTTCATTCACAGATTCTTCTACGTCAGAAGATACCTCTTGATCCTTTTCTTTAGGATCAATCTTGGCGTTCATTGTGGCCTTATCGTCTTTTTTCTTTTTCCGAATATCTTTCAGCTTTATCATTTCCTGATTTTCCCCTTTTGCTGCGCCCATAAATCAGGGTCACCTTTGACTCTTGTACGACCACCAGTAATGAAACTGTTCACTCGTGCCATACCCCATTGTTGTGGTGTAGTTCCTGGTTTATGACCAACCTTCCAAGCTGCTACACCTCTTTTATAAACCTTACGAAGAATACTTAAAGAGAAACCACTTTTATCAGCTTTTGTTTTAAGAGCTGCTTCAGCGTTCTCTTTGAGATATGTCTTAAAATTATACATTTGGCTTCGTATCTCTATTTTTCATTTTTGTTGCTTTTGTACGTGCACGGTCTAGCATACTATCGTGACGACTTGCATCAGCTGCTTTTTCTCTATCGATTCTTTGTTTGGCTACATCCACCGGATCCATCTGCTCACCGTACATCTGTTTAAACTTCTTTGTGTACTGTGAAGGCTTAGTACCTTTTGCACGAGCTTTCTTATCACCTGGTGCATCTTTATAAGCACTTGGATCATCATCACGTCTCTTTGTCATTCTCTGGAAATGACGATGACGTGCTGCCTTTGTAGATTTTGATTTAATACCTTTTTGAAATGTAGCTGGTTGTGAACCTGGAAGCTCATCGATATCTGGATCTTGCCTGACGTCAATCTTTTCGTTTACAGTTGATTCTGGTACACAGTTAGGAACTTCTTTACCGTTCTTCATCTTGGTACCAACCTGTTTGTATCCGGGCCAGCACGGACCATCTTCAGGTAGATCAAGAGTCTTTGGATAACCTTTTTCGCCAGGCTTACGTGGTGGAAGACCTTTTGCTCTACGCTTACGGATGTTATCCCAAATATTTGGATGTTGTGATTCTTCTTGTAGTGGCTTTGGCATACTGAATTCCGCAGTATCGTATTCAATCTTATGTCCATCAACTTTTTCTACATCGTCTAGCCACTTACGATACACATTCTCTTCAGCTTCAATAATAACATAGTTTGCACCAAGTCGTTTGATTTTACCAACTTGACCTGTTTCTAGAATAACTACCTGATCACCTTCTTCATATAGTTTACCATCGATGTAGTTTTCTCTTATCTCTGATACTGGTTCAAGTTGTACATGTTTCTTAAATTCAGTCTGTTCCTTTAGACCCATACCTTTGCGTACTGCATTGAAGAGTGCTTTTGAATCTGCGTTAGAGAAGTTTTTGGGTAGACCTTGTGAGAATGCTGTAAAGTCATTATCAGATGCTGCTGTACGCATTTTAGATGCAGACATACCTGTAGCACCTTCTGCATCTGGATCACGATCACCAGCAGAAATAACTTTAATATCCATAAAGTTGTAGAAACCATGCCTACCCTTTTGACCGTTATACTTATTGAGAAGAACATCAAATTCTCTCATACGATCGCTACCAACAACCATTACGATCTTACGGTAACCTTCATCATATAGTGCTGATGCAACTTCCATTGCATTCTTTACTTTATTATTCAGGAGAACGTTCCGTGCATGTTTCGGAAACATCTTACGAATAAATTTAACTTTGGATCTATATTCTAGTGGATTCTTTTTAGGGTCAACAGATTGTGATACGTACATTCGATATGGATTACGTCCTGCAGATGCTGCTAACTTATCTAATAATTTACCGTGGCCAATAGTAGGTGGGTTCATTCTTCCAAAGGAAAAATAAACGACCTTTTCTTCTTCGACCAGATACTGGCGGAATGAACCGATCATCACTTACGCTTTCTTGCTAATTCTTTTTTACGTACGTCTTTGAGTGTCTTCTTAGCCATTCTAGAAATTCTAGCCTGGAAAGCTGGTTTCTCAAGACGCTTTTCAATCTCTTGTTTGCGTGCTGGTGATAGTTCTGTTTTTGGGATACCTTTAACGAGTTTCTTATAGAGTGCCTTACGTGCAGATTTACGTGCACGTTTTTTTAGAACCTGCATAGATGCAATTCTACGAGCTGCTCTTGCTCTTCCCATTTTTAGCTTAGACTTGTTCTTACGTGCTTGTCTACCACGTGCAAGCCTCTGCGAAGGGGTTAGAGCCTCGTCGGTTTCTTCTGGGGGATTTGTTGAAGAATATTCAGCATCACTTCCGGCGCCTTGGCCACGACGTCTTTTGTGTGCTCTATAGTTAGTTAAGTCATCTTCGCCTGGGCGATAGTTGACTGTCATAAAATGCTTGAATCCTAATTTCTCTGCCATTAGTTTCTTCCCGGTTTATCCCATCCCTTTAAAATATCAGGCGAAAAGTTGTTGTACGAGAATTCCATTCTGTCAACAATCTTTACCGCATCACCACCAAGCTTATCAATTGCTACATAACCTTCAGGGCCTGTACTCCTGTAACCTGTTTTCGTTTTAACAAAGGTCTTCACATTAGATAGTTTATTTAATGTATTTATAAGTTTTAACTTTGCTAATACAATGTTTTTTTGTAGTTCGAACATTAATTTCAAATTATTTTTATTATCTTCTGAAAAGAATTCAAGGATAGCATCTAGTTTTTTCTGTTGTGCACCTTTACCTGCTTCAGATTTCCTTTTATCAATCTCTTTTTGATACTTGTCTTTAATGAACTTAATAAGTGCTTCTACTCTTTTCGATGGATCTGGTGGAAGCGCACCAGCACGTACATAACTATTTGAATGTTGCTCTACATGTTGTGCTAACATTGGATTCGATTCTAGTTGCTTGAGTGTAGAACTAGAAATCTTATTGAATATCTTTCCAGCTTCACTCAAGTATGTATTCACTTCGTCCGTCTCTTGTTTTGACATAGTGTAGCTTGTCATGTCACGTAACATAGCATCTTGTGACCAAACGTTTCTAGACTTACGCATCTTGGCAACATCTACACCGTACGACGCTCTCATTGTTTCGAATGTTCGTCCTTTGTATGTCGTGTGCCACACAATCCCCAATTTCGCCGATTTAATTTCTTTCGCTGCTGGACTTCCTGATGGAACTGCGTATACAATTGTATTGGGGTGGAATGTAATATATGATTCACCGCCGATTTTAGATGTTTTAACGTCTCCTGGACCGTACAAGAAGTCACCCTGTATTACTCCCTTTATACCAAGTTCGGGTAAGTGCTTAAGTGCGAGCTTAAGCTTATCAGCCAAATCCCCAGAAGTATCAGCATCAACATCTGCTGGTGTCTTGTAGACCTTGGGAGATTTGTTAAAAATACCTTTCTTTGCAACGAAAAATTTACCATCACGAGGATCAGTACCAGCGAAGATAGCAGGTGCACCATCCCACTTAACAGAAACAGAACCTGCATGTTTGCCTCCTAACATATCTCTTAATTCACGTAGTGCGTTGATAGCCTGACGTGTACCATTCACTCCACCATATATGACCTTATCTTCAATGTGGGTCATATGGGTATTCTTTTGTTCAGTAATATAGTTCTTGAAGTTTTCCATAGTTGTATTATACCGTCTTTCGAATTAAAAGTAAACCCATTAATCTTTTACTAATATTATATCAAAGGCAGCTGTTAGTCTAGCATTGTTTGATCTTACTGATGCTCGAACATCAATATCACTTTTTGCTGGAATTCTAATTGGTACTGCAAAAGGATAAAAATATTGACCGCCTGCGCCAGAGACCTCAAAACTATGACCTGTCCTGAATGCGTCTTGGCCAAAATATCTTACAAACATATCACCAGTTGCATCTGCACCAGATTGACAAGTCGCTGTTCCTTGTAGGAGAAATGCTGTATATCCAGCTGGAACTGTATAAATCGCCATAAGTGTCTGACCTTTACCGGCATTAATTCTTGCTACAGTTGTTCCGCCAGCGGCACCATATTCAAGATCAATATCTCCAACATTTATTGCTCCAGCGCTTTTAAAAGCACGGAATACTCTAATAAAAGTTTGTGTAGATAGGGTATCAGCTCCAGCAATAGTAACAGTATCTTCAACTAAATTATAATTTGCATCTAGACCTTGTATGGTAATTTGTTTACCTTCATCAGCGACATTGTTTCTTTCAACATTAACAACTGCTGCAGAAGAGAAAGTTGACCAAGGATAAAGTGTGTCATTCACGTCCCAGATTGTACCAGTATTATTAATACTCATAGAAGGTACAGCACCGAATTTATGCACTGACGTTGTATGAAGCACATTACCAGCTGCAATTTGTATTCCCTGGTGTTCAAGATATTGTGATGGAGCCAATCGAGGCATTAACCGTTTTCCTTAATATGATTCTCTAAATTTTTAATATATTCACTCATACTATGATCACTAAAGTTATCAATCTTACCTTTTTTAATACCCATCCACATACCACGGAATCTATCTTTTACTCTTTGCCATCCAGTCAATGGACGTACTTTTCCGTAGGCATTCATATAATGTTCTTCACCATCATGTCTGTAACCCATAATAGCAAATGGGACACGTGTAACAATATCGTTATTGTTTACCCAGCGAATATGTTTTGTTTTAAATTCTCTTACATATCTACCCCAACCAACACGAGGTGATCCAAACGTATAAAGTTGTTCAGGATCTGGTAACCTATCATCATAGTAACAACGTCCTGCCATGATTGTAGCCATTGCTGCACCAAGTGAATGACCACAGAACCAAAGAGTCTTTTTGGTTTCTTTTAGATCTTCTAGTACCATTGGCCAGAGATCATCTACCTCTGTTTTAAAGCCCTTATGAACTCTACTAATTGTTTCTGCTCTAACTGGTGTAGCCCTAAGATCTGCTTTTAAATCATTCCATTGATTTGGTTGTGTACCACGACATGCAATAACAATATCTGTATCATTCTCAAAGCGCCAGGCTTGCGCACCGTCTCTATTATAAAATTCTTTATCTGTAAATCCTAATTCTTTTAATTCTTCCGAACTAATTTCGTCTTGGTATGCTATAGCTGCTAGTTTAGCAAAAAGTAAAGATCTGTTATAAAGGCCACCGATCATCTATATCTCCTTTGTGTTTCTATTTTTAAGAGCTGTAGCCTTTGCTACAATGAAAAATCTTGCGCCACCAATGCCGAACTGATTTTTTGCCTGTTCTGGTCTTACATAGTAGTAAGGCTCGTAATCTCCCGTACCTACTTTGCCATGTAAAATAGTATGATTTGACGTAATAGTATAAACGGGTATTTTACCCTTATATCTTAATTTCTTTAATTTCATAGGGCCCTGATAAAGTACATCAATATTTTGGCGGGATGCTCCTCCTGCCCCCGCTTTGTATTCTTTACCAAATAAAGTTTTCAATTTAATATTTTGATCTTTAACTTTTCTCGCAAAGGCTGTTTTCATGGGGAATCGGGTTGCGCCAAGCGTTTTTAGTTCTTCCTTAACTGCATCAACAAAGCTTTCCATATCTTTAGAATTCTCACCTTTAAGCTCTGGCATACCTCCATACTGCTGGAAGTCGTTTGCTCTTCTCCCAACTTTATGCGAAAGCCAAAAGACCTCATTACCATTTTCGTCTTCCATATGGAAATCTGATTTAGGAGTGCCTGGGGTTGATTCGATGTTAGCAACCTTTTCGGTTTTTCTACCAATTTGAATAAAGATGTAAGGTACGGTATCTTCATCAAAAGCTTTCTGTAATTCTTTTCTGAAAGCAGTTAGTGCTTCGTCCTCACCTCTTACTGAGTATCCGGATGGTTTACCACCGAATTCTGCAGTCTTAGCAAGGTCAGATAATTTATAATTGCCACCGTCTGTACCAGCAAACCTAAGGTCATTTAGGCTTTTGCGATCTCCATTATCTAAATGTTGTCTTATTGCTTTGATTTGTTCGTCGTTCGAACGTATGGTAACTTGTTGACCGTTAGAAAGAATGAAAGGATCATTATCTTTTAGCTTTGCTATTAAAGTGTCTCCCCGACCCTCTCGACCTGGTTTTAAAAGTTCACCAGCGGTCAGTTTAACTTTGAATAGCATACCTTTCTCCATAAGATACTGTCTAAATTTTAACATCAGCTAACCCATTGAATTAAAAATTTACCTTTCTATTTATATAAAAAAAGAGCCAGACTGAAAAGTCTGGCTCTTTCTTCGCGTTCCTTAATTTTTTACAAGGACGAACGGACCATTTCCTTTGAAGATTTCTTGTGAGGGCTCTTCATTCCCACCTGCGTCTTAGTTTAACGTCGTCTTAGTTTAACGTCGTCTTAGTTTAACGTCGTCTTAGTTTAACGTCGTCTTAGTTTAACGTCGTTTGCAGGCTTAACCGCGTTTATACTCGCTCGACAATATGTGTAGCAAACCAATCTGCATGTTCTTTATCCCCCATACAATAATCATGATATAGGAAATTTTTGATACGGTTCTTATAACGTGAATAGAACCGCCAGATTGGATTACCACCACCTGGACCACAGGGATCTTTGCAAATTGCAATAGTCATCCGATGTTTTTCAACCAGGTGTTCTAATTCCTCTTTTGGGCAATCCCAAGCAATATCAAGGTCGATGTAATATTTCATGGTGTCTCCTAATTGTTACTGTACTATTATGTCACAAAAAAAAGAGGCTGTAAACCCCCTTTTTCATTTTTTATCCAAATCTACTAAGATATTTCGCAATATGGTGAACCCATGGTAATAACATTATGGCCATCATAAGGTTCATACCGGTATGTGCCATAGCTATTCGTAATGTATCCCCTTTTGGTATACCATCAGATACTAAAAGACCGGCTAACCATATGGTGCCGGTTGTTCCTATATTAGCTCCAAGTACTGCTGCTATTGCTGCTGGTAGTGGAACTGCTCCTGAAGCTACTAAAGCTATAATTGCTGTAGTTGATAATGAACTTGATTGCCATAAGAGGGTCATGACAATACCACCAATAAACATATAGATCACATTACCTGTGAACCATGAGAGATGTTCTATATTCCCCATTGACTTCATACCACCAGAGAACGTCTTCAGCCCAATATAGAATATAACTAGTCCTACAAGAGCTGTAATTATGGGATTACCTAAATCCATTTTCTTTACCTTTTTCCAAAGTTTCTTAGACATTATTGTGCCTTCTGTTAGTAACTAATATAGTTATATCTATTTGAAATAGCGTAGAATTAACGTAACGGTTACGTTAAGTTTTACAGACCCAAAATATGTGCGATCTTGCGGCGATCCACTGGTAGGTTACGACCAGCATTCAGTTCGTCCATACACTGTTCGAAATAGAAAGCAGCATCTTCCTGACCTTCTTCCTCCAATAACTCTTTACATTCCCGAAAGAAGTTACGTAGATTCATTTGCTGCATGCCATTATCAAGACGTGCTGGTTTCCAATTACCTCTTCGCTGATTGCTCATTCCATCCTCCTTCAACAAGCATACGTTTGAAATTTGCGTATTGGTCTTTGTTCATTTCAAGTTTGGTACCACTACCAATAGGTTCTCCGCGGGTCAGTTGTTTAACTGTCACGCCCCACATATCCTCTTGGACGTAGTACACATGATCGTGGTTTGGGTGTATGTATTTCATAGCTCTATTATACCAAAGTTGTTTTGAAAAGTAAACCCAGATTAGGCAGCGAGCGCGAACTCGACTGCCTTTTCTGCTGCTTTGATTTTACGAAGCTGATTCTGACCGAACCACTGGCTGTGCAAGCGGTTGTCAGCGTTACGACCTTGTACGTGATCAGTAACAAAAGTGACGCTGTTGAATGCCTGCCACCAAGTACCTTCAGCATATTCTGCACCAGGCTGTGTTTCCAGAACATCATAAGCATTCTTTGCCTGACGAGAAATAGTTTCAAGGTTGATAACGTCCTGCTTATCTTTACCAGATGTGAGCGGGAATACTTCATTGTAGTACTGAATAAGAGAGTCTACAGAGAAGCGCTTAGAACCAAGGAACTGAGCCATTTCTTTGTACTTGGCAAATTTCTCGTGTGCAATACCAAGTTGTTCCTTTACCATATCTGGCTGGAACTGTGCACGGTGTCCAACCTTGACTGCACGTTGTGATTGTGAATCGAGTGCAAAGGTAAGGGTGTTGTTGCAGACTACACGGATTGGTGTGAAGCGAACGTCGATAGATTTACCATAGACGTGTGGGTTGCTGAAGAGCATGTAGGAATCTACCTGGTCACCACCGAATAGATCGAATGACTCTTTGACCTTAGCCAATGCCCAAACGTACTGACCATCACGTAGTGAGCCAGCTGTATGCATTTCCATATCACCAGCGAGTACGTACTCGTTGAAGAATTCGAATGCTGTTTCGTTTTGGCAAGGATGCCAGTCTTTACCAACATTAGTAAGGATCTTGCCGTCAGTTTCACGGATAAGTGATTTCTGACCAGTTGGCATCTTTTTGCCATTGAATTCTACAAATGATTCGACTTCATGAACCTTCCAGTCCACGCCAGCTTTTTCCATCATTTGCTGTGGGGTAAGATCGTTGCTAACCTTAGTACCAAGACCGTGCCAAGGAAGTTCACCTGCGTACGCCATTTGAGCTTTGCCATCGATCATTTCTACCATATGTGCCATAATATAAGTCTCCAGGTTTGTTTATTTGATATGAATATACTATCGCTATTCTAATCAAATGTAAACCCCCTTTATGAACTTTTTTTCAAAAAAATTACATTTTGTTCTTTTTCTCTATCATCAAGTTCATATTCAGATCTGTACTGATTATTTGCTTCAATGACTTCACCTAATACGGATAGTTCTATGTTACTAAATGTATATAAGGCAGCGGTATCCTTTGGGAAACATGCACCACCATATCCTTTTCTTCCATCTGGTCCTGGTACTTTTGTATGTGATGGACCAATACGAGGGTCACTAGCAATAGCGTTAGCGATAACGTTATACTTAGCACCATGTTTTTCGATTAAGTCTTTATATTGATTAAACCATAATACCTTTGTAGCAAGGAATGAGTTAACCCCATACTTTACGAAGCTTGCTTCTGGTGCAGTCATATGATATGCTGGTGCTGGATTACAGTTACTATGTTTTTTATAATATTCTTCAACTTTATTTGTGTATTCTTCAATACCACCAAGAATATGCATAGGTGGATTAATAAAATCGTTTGCAGCATTTCTTTCAGTAAGAAATTCTGGATTATAAACAACGTTATCCGGTGCACACAATCTATCAGCAAGGTCTGGTGTAATCGTTGATTTAATAACAATTGTACCAGTTACCATACTAAGATTCTGCATGACCTTTTCTATGATGCCAGCATCGATAGCACCATCAGCGCCCATAGGAGTTGGGACACATACGAATGTAAGATCAGGAAAGAATCCCTGTAAATCATCGACAAAAGTATTATGTTTTGGATCGATAATTTTAATTTCGTTATTATTATTTTTAAAACCAAATTCTACGGCTTTACCTACAAATCCATATCCAACAATACCGATTCTTAGACCTTTACTCTTTTTTCTCATTTTCAATTAATTCCCATTCGGTTAATTCTTTAGTTGATTTAACCATGTATTTAGACACGCACGCAATACGTACTTCGTCAGTATTATCATCTCTACTTACTACTACCCAGTCCTTTTTACCAGACGGACTGTGTAACATTTTTCCAGGGACTAATATTTTGTGACCTACAGTAGCCATACTACGACTCCATGTATAGTTTAAGTTCTTTTAATTTTAGTTGGAGAAATTTCTGATCATTGGTTTGCCTATTTAACGGGGAAGGATGTGGAAACATAAAATGTTCCAACCCCATCTTTGTTAGATGATTTGATACTAAGCCTCCCCAGGCTACTAATTTGTTGTGTTCACCTATTTGTGCCTTAAGAAAGGCATGGTCCACTGTTTTCTTATCCCAGTCAGGATCCCAATGTAAGTTGGTGAACGCAAAGTTATTTATAGTTCCCAGCGTTTCTAACCACTTACAAAAGCGTTTATATGACTGTCCTTGAGTCATCATCTTGTTCTTGGGTGGATTCATGCCTATAAATAGTACGTGTTTCATAATGCTATTATATCAAAAGAGGGCAAAAAAGTAAACCCATGATTCGCGATGTAGAGATAATCAAGACGTCAGTAAATGTTGATGGTATAGTAAAAGAATTGACTACAATTATTGAAAAGTATAAACTAGAGGGATATAAACAAATTTCTCTACAAAGTACTATGGAAAACGCTGATCCCCATACTGAATGGGATGTTGGTACAGGTAGTGGGTTAAACCTCAAAACAAAAGAACAAAATTTTATATATCCACTTTTCCCAGAGGCAAAGCTAATCAATCATTATATTAATGAATTTGGTATGTTCCGAACAAGAGTTATGAAACTACAATCAAGGAAAGTAATGTCGGTGCACAAGGATAAAACGCCAAGAATTCATATACCTATTTCTACAAATGATGGATGTAGGATGATGGTTGGTAATCAATGTTATACGCTTGAGGCGGGGAAAATGTACTGGACAGACACAAGATTGGAACACACTGCTTTTAACGGGGGTGAATACCCTAGAATTCATATAGTAGGTTGCGTTACGGCAGAATAACAATATAAGGTACACCTCTGTAAGGCTGATAATAATTAACCTTCGGTGTTACCTTTTTTAGTTCGTGTACCAAATATTTCGGATCATAAAACGCACGGAAATACTTAACATCCTTATAAGGTGCTTCTTCTTTATCCTCTACTATCATATCATAATCATATGAATACCAAACAGTTTTGGTTTTTGTTGGCCAAGGTACTTTTGTCTTTCCAGCATTCTTAGACTTAAAGTGATCAACGTGACGACGATTATTACCATCAAGAAAAGAAAACATAATCTTTTTAAAATTAAAAGAAAGAAACCATTCTATCGTCTTTTTGGTTTCTTTTAAATCTGTGTGACTGAATACACTGTGTGCATAAATGTAATCTTGATTTTTATCAACATCAGGAAAATTAAATTCTTTTTTACCTGCGTGATTATACATCCAGTTGTAACGATCGTAGTAGTGGGTTTTAACCTCGGGACGTCTCTGGTTCAACTGTTTCAGAGCATTACTATCTAAATCTAATACAGTATACTTACTTGGATCTATATCATGATTTTCAAACAGACCGCCTGGACCGCCACCATAATCAAATATTCTATTCTCTTTATAGTCTGGGAATACATCACGAAAAATTTCTATTCGTGTTCCATTGTGTTGTTCAAGTAAGTGTGTATTATTCATAGTATACTCTGTGGTTTGACTGGGAGAGTTATCCCCCAGTCATAACTTATATATCAGAAACTGAAACGCGCACCGATTTGTGCATCTTTATATTCCAAATCCCCGTCAGTTTGGGTCGCACCGTATACCGATAGACCACTTGTACCAATATCATATTCAGCTTCAACACCAACGCCTTCAAAACTAATTACGTTAGCTGGTGAAATTTCCGAATATGCACGAGGTGAAATAGAGACCGATCCGAAGCTTAGATCTGGCCCAGCTTCCATCGACCAAGTTTCATTTTCAAGACTATATTCAACTTCTGCTGAACCACCGAAATTTAGGCCGAGGCCTGCTTCTTCTGCTGAGGCTGCCGTCGCTGAAAGCACCAGAGCAGATACAGTTAGTACTGTAAATTTATTCATTCTTTTTTTTCCTTTTGTTTGAGAAGAATAGTGCCGGATTCTGTTTCCACGCTCCGGCGGGCGCATAGGACCTACGCTGCTAAGCGCATATCCTGAGGTGCAAAGTTATCGTTTGCATTTACTTCATTGATCTATTACGCGATCAACCGTGTAACTCCACTCACCTATTCAATACCTGTCGATCCTAGTTCGCCCCCATCATAAGCACACTAGTCTTGAAGACCCCATTTGATTCGCAACCAAAGTCTATCATACAAGTAATAACTTGTAGTCCAAACAAGATTTATAATGATAACAGGTAATATTGCTGTTGTATAATCTTGTCCAGTAATCAATAACATAATATAAGTTGAAAGTATAACCCAACATCTGTATATAAGTGCTTTGACTAAGGTTCTTTTTTTTGTTGCCTTCAATGATATTCCAATGTGTTTATGGTGGAGGCGACGGGTACTGCCCCCGTGTCCAGTATACCTTTTGGTTTGCTTCACCGTTACAATCTTTATATATCGTTTCTACGTGCTATAAAACCATTTTCATTAGAAATTCTGAAAGTAATTCTATGTAATACCCGCTTTTGTAATATTTCTGTATCATTTTGGTCACGCTTATGCAAAGTCAAGAGCTGATCCATTAATACAATATCACCGGGTTCCCACCAGTGTTGATATATGTATTTGTCCTGAAACAGATGATCATGTATTTCATTATAAAGGCTCTGATCAGGACAAATGAGTTTACATCTATTATTCGTATAAAAATAAAGACCCTTTACGCCTTTTAGGTTCTCTTGGATTAACCACATTTTATACTTATTTGAATTTTGTTTCATACGACGAAGTTGGTCTTCAGGTAAGCCTTCAGCCCAAACTTCAGGTGCATATTCATATTCACAATAGAGATCTTTTATTTCATCTAACATATCCGGATCCAAGTCATTATATGCTAGATTAGTGTTCAGGAATGATGTCGATGTATTTTCACAATGTTCCCATCCTTGTAGTGCAACACCATCAGCGCGATCTGGCCCATTTAAGTTAGCATGCCAATCTAGTTTACCTGTACCAAATATACCAGTAAACTTACCTTTTTTCTTTTTTCCTGTTACTCGTTGTACAGGATAACGCCAAGTATCACCTTTAAACCGATTAGTAGGAACTACTTGATCCCGTGGATATTCTTCAGCATCTATAGTAAATCCAAATTGATTATAGTTAGCAACTCTACCTATATTTTCTATGAAACGTGTATATTCCCATGGATTAGTAGATTGATTTTTAATAACCACAACAAGATGTTTATGTAACGTATCTCTTACAAAATCATAATCACTACTCTTATCAAAGGCTGTAATATCAATATCTGTTATCTCAACAGCCACACCATTTTGTATAGGTTTTATTTGCATATGTTCCTCATTAGATCATCTACGTTACAATAAAGCTCATCAAGGTCACGATTGTTATCGATAACATAATCAGCCATCCAAGGTTCAAGTGTATTACTTGATTTATCTTCAGCTGGTAACCAATCTGAACGATCAACCCAGATAGTAACATCTACAAGACCATTATTGCGAATGGCATGAAACTCACGTTTGTTTCTCAGACCACAGTACATATCAGAGACTTCGAAGATCTCACGACCAATACGGGCAGGATCTGATTCACAATACTTTGAGATAAGATCATACCATTCTGTGCGGTGGTTAGAACGATCGGCAAAGCATTCTTCTACAGTATTATAACCGTACATGCCACGTAGTGCAGGGAACACCGCATTCTCTGCACAGTGCATACTAGACGACTTAAACGTTAAGCCATAGTGGTCACGGAGATACTCTGCTACTGTATCTTTGCCATGCCGACCATATCCAATTATCAATATTTTCATAATAAAACTATTATACCAAATGTTAACCTAGAAGTAAATCCCCTCCGAGTTTTTTTATACCTAGTGCCCAATTCTCTGCAGCATCCTCAACATAATGAATCGATTTACCAGGAAACTCTTCTGTGAAAAATCTTACACCATTACTATCAAAATAACGAATGAAGCATCCTCCTTCTTCAATATTTTTATGAACTTCTGCGTAACCTTCTTTACCGTTTCCGGCCCAGTAAGTAGAAATGTGTGCCATTTTATTCTTCCTCGATTTCTTCTATGAGCTGGTCCCTCATGATAATAGCTTGTCTATCCTTATCGGTACCAATCTTATCGTTGACAAATTTATATGCAAGTGTAAATCTATCACATCCTGCATAGGCTGCGTGCCAGCAATGATAATCTGGTTCATCCTCTCTTCCGAAGTAGTACCATCTACATTGCCAACCTGGTTTATCCTCGATGTGAACAATTTTCTTTTCTTGATTATCCCAGTAACGGAAATATCCGTCACCAGTCTTAGACCAAGTGAAAAGAATCTGGTAGGCATTAGCATTCCAGTTAGTATGCCAACCAACGAAACCACCGGGTGGATAATAGTTGAATAGTGCGCTCGAGTGAACGCCTAAAACTTCTGGGAATTTTTTTCTTACACGGAAAGCAACATCAGCAAACTGATCCGGATTCCTTTGTGCCATCTGACCAACAGGTTGTGAAAAGTGTTGTTCAGGGAATCCAGTGTGCTTACTTCCAAGTGCCATTTGTTTGTGAAGATATTCTTCTGACGTATATAGAATACCATTTTCTCTGGCATCCTTTGGGTCGTACATGTGGAATACAGGATCATCGAATCCCTCAATGGCATAAAAGTCATTTATAAAACCATCAAGCTGTTCAATCAGCTCACTGTTACGAATCTGTACTTCCATCTCGATCTCCATCGTATACTTTATTATATATTCTTTCTATATACTGTTTCATCTCGCCAGAACAATGTAAAAACGATATATTTTCTAGATTTTGATTATAACTATAAAAATCCGTATTATACTTGGCATCCAAATGGCATAGTCTAGATCCATCTAGTTTATTATGTAATAGATAAAAAAATTTATCGTCATCAAATTGCCCAGATCGAAAGGTGGTTAACAAACCTGCATTTTCCTCAATTATGTTTTTCAGAAACCTTTTGGATCTAAGTTTTACATCTATTGCACCCCCAGCAGCTTCTTTAAAGTATAGAACTACACCAGTATTACAGGAACCGGATCGATGCAGATAAACATTTTTTAACTTATTCCCAATTATGGTATTAACAAATATATTACTCCAATCTCTTTCTGGTGAATATTCTTCTATAATATTATCTGCCCATGGCATAATTAAAACATCAGTATCTAAATATAAAACAGCATCATATTTTTTAAAAAATGTTGTAGCTTTAAACTGATCGAAGTTTGATTGGCCAAATACAAAAGGCTCATATTCTTCTTCTTCGTACAGATCAAATCTGTAATCAAATCCCCATCGTTCAGCATATCTTTTACATGTATAAGAACTAAACTTATAAAAGTTACTATAGCTGCTCCTATTTGTTCTATAATCTTCTATCTGTTCTGGCGATGTACCAAAATAGTTATAAGAATGTTCTACGTGGGTTTGCCAGATTAAGACTTTTAAATCATTTAAAGGTTTAAGATCAATATAGCTGTCGGGGTCTGTAAGGATTTCTTTATTACGAATCTGTACTTCCATGAATAAAATCCTCTATCATTGGAAAGATAGCTGTGATCGCCCGGCCGATCTCGCGCGCGAGTTCAATATGTTCTAGTTGTGTACCATGGCCACTACGTAGTTCAACGTAATGAATCCAGGAACGGATAGTACCATTTACATATAGTCGTGAAACAGTGTTACCTTCTGGTAGTACGGCACGTGCCTGTTCTTTTGCTATACCTCTTTCTATTGCCTCAATATATATTCTTTTAGTGTGCTCAATTAAAAATTCTTGTTGTGCATGCCACCAAGCCTGTAAGGCTGTATCAGATGTTTCAATACTATTTTGTCTATTCTTTGGATCTTGCAGACGTGCATCACGTGTTACAAATGAAAGCTCATTAGTAGGATCAGCATAACGTTGGCTGAACTCTTGAAAAGAAAAGCTACGGTGACGCAATAACTGTCGTGCAATATCACGTGTAGTTTCCACCTCAATACATGCACTAGCCATTTCAAACGGTGACCAGTGTTTGTGCTTAATCAAGTAGTTGAGTAGCTTGCCTGCTGTATCACTATTATTCTGATTACCTGGATTGGACACACGTGCTGCGTGTGCAATAAGATCTTGTACGCTTTCAATACCAACAAAGTGATTGGTAGGAGAGCTTGCAGATATCAAACGTGCTTTCATAATTTATCGACCTGTTTTATTAAAATATTCTTTACCAGGAACACGAATGAATGGCTTATTGGTTTCCTGTGGGTTAGGATTAGCAATAGTAATCATTGTTGGCTTACCAGCAAGATGTGCTCGAAGCTGATTCATATGACGTTCAAAGCGGTTTCTGTATTCACGACGTGTAGCCTTTTGTATTGCACGATCGAGTGGCCGTCGTTCACCTTTTGATACCTGATGTGCCCGTGATCTTTTCTTTCCCATAATATTCTCCTATAATTTAAAATCTGCAAAGCGTTCTGCTATCTCACCGTTATCGAACGCTGGTGTGTCTTGTACTAAATCATGATCTTGTGCCTCTGCGTCGAAAAGTCTCATCCTACTTCTATCTATATTTAGAATGAACCTTTTGTGCTTGTTTGGATCATTATATCTATTTTTTAATTGCTTGACCATAATCTGTCCTTGTTGTTCTAGTTCTTCACTAGATACAAGGGCAAACATTAGATCAGCGGTAGCGGGTAATCCAAAAGACTCGGACGTATCTTCAAGCCCAGGATCCGAGTTAGTATAACCTGAACGAGTCGTCTGCGTTGCAGAGAAGATCGGTAAGTCGAACTCGACCGCAAGACCACGTAACTCTTCAGCAATTGCTTTAATGTAAGTGTATGAATTGATAGATCCTCCCATGGCTTTCATACGTGATGATGCACAGATATTTAGATAATCAATAAAGATCATATCTGGTTCAAAGGATTTCTTTAACTTCAGTTCGTTGAGTAGTGCTCGGAAGTGGTTAGCATTCGCTGCACCTGTTGGATATTCCTTAATAATCAGTTTACCATTTGTCTTTGTCTTTAGACGGTTTACCTTTTCAGTAAGCATACCCTTTGATACATTTTCCATCTGGTCAATAGGGATGTTCAATAGATTAGCGTCGATACGTTCAGCAATACGTTCTTCTGCCATCTCCATGGTAATATAAAGAACATTCTTACCGAGTGATAGTACACTTGCAGCAACGTGACACATAAACAAAGACTTACCAACGCCAGTACCAGCCAGAGCAATGTTGAGTGTCTTATTCGGTACACCATCTTTAGTGATCTCATTGAATAGATGTAGATCGAATGGGATACGTTCTTCTTTGTTGTGATAGAATTCGTAACGTGATTCCACATCTTCAATATAGTCGTGACCAATATTTGTATCAAATGAAACACCAAGTGCCTTTGTAAGGATATCTGGTAGTGCATTCTTTGTTAGTGTGGCATGCTTACCATCAATAATATTGATTGATTCCATGACTGCATTATACAGTGCACGATCCTGACACCATTTCTCTGTCTTGTCATATAGCCATTCATCATCCACTTCTTCTTTCTTAAAGATCTCTGGGATGATTTCTACTGCGTGACGGTATTGTTCTTCGGTTAGATTGGAATCATCAAGTTCAATCTTAAATGATTCTGCAGTTGGCAATCGGTTGTACTTTGCCACATACTTAGCTACTTCTTTGAATAGCTTTTGGTATACACCTTCGAAGTATTCTGGTTTGATGAACGGTAACACTTTGCGCATATACGGTTCGTTGACCAGTAGGTTACGAAGGACAGTTTGTTCTATATTTGCTATCATATCTCTCCGCGTGCTCTCATTTGTTTTCTGATCTCTGTTGCAGAGATTTTATGTACGTCTTCACCAAGATCATGTTGTGTAATAGAGTAACCGACATCACGACCATAAGAAATATCAGTGATGTTTGGTACTACCATTATAATATAATCTTCATCCAAAGTAAACCCCTCGGTAGTTAAAGCTTCGACAATATTGTCCATGACCTTAACTACGTCGAGGGGGTTATTTTCGTCAAGTGGGGTTTTTCTTACGAGGAGAACACACTGCCCAGTAGTGGCATGCGCTCGTTTAAAAAGCTCTGTATGCCCTTGATGCCAGGGTTGAAATCTTCCAAGTAGTTGTGTAGTAGGTTTTGTCCAATCCATTCTATGATCCTTACATCGTACACTTCTGGAGATTGAAATAATTTATTTGTATCCTGGTACCGACCTTCTGTGATCGTATCCATCCATATTATATAGTCAGGCTTGGTAATACGACGAAGTGCTTCAGTTGGACAAACAAAATCTAAAATGCCCCACTGCATACTCATACGTCTTGCCTGACGAGCACGACCCATTTCGCTGAAGTCCCAATCATCATTATATTCACGATAGGTATCAGCATTGTGATGTGGTACTAGAAAGTGGTATGCTAATTGTTTTGCTAACCAGGTCTTACCACTACCCGGCAGACCCATTATCAGAATTTTCATTAGCTTCTTCCGCTAGACCAGGAGCTACAATGTCCTCCATGATACTAACCAAAATGTTTGCAACGGTTTCTTGTAGTGGCATATTCTCATCAATATTATCAGAAGCAATCATAGGATCTGGTGTTGAGATAATATCAAAGTTATATCTCATTAGACCACCTTCATCACTATCTTCATAATCTTCATCAATAGTAATTGATCCAAATTGAAATACAGTTTCAGTGAATTCGCCAGTTAGGATACGAACATGCCATTGATCTTCATCTGCAGGAACTAATTCGTAATCTTTATTCTGTTTCATGACATGTCCTCTTCGACAATCTCGTCCATAGACACAACAGATTGTTCCCCAATCTTATATTGTTTAGCAACAAAATCCTTAAAGTCTGTATTCTGAATAATAGGTAACCAGAAGTCGGACTTCAGTGTATCTGCTTCACGTACTTTGTTTTCAGATCCAGCCTGCTGATACCAACCAGGTGATGGCTTTTCTACATAACCACCAGCCATACCTACTTCAAGTAGACCAGACCAACGTTGTACACCACCTTCCCAAGATACACTAATAGGGATTTTAGATTTCTCTTTCACATAACGTGATTTCTCTACGTTAATAACAAAGTGGTAACCTTTAATCTCTGTACCTTTTTTGTCCTGCTGACGCCCAATGATCCAGATATTATCTGCTGAATAGTAGATACCAGTACCACCAGAAACGATAGCTTTAGGGAACAGACCCATTTCCTGATATGTATGATTGACAGCCAACATTGGAATATCTTTCATAGCAAGGTAAGGTGTACACATACGGAACAAACCTTTTAGTGCTTTAGCACGACTCATATCTGCCACAGACTTTTCATTGATAGCATCTTCAAGTTCTTTCTTTGATGCTACGTTACCAATCGAATCGATAACAACAATGACCTTGTCTTCCCGGTCAATCTGTTCAAGCTGATTAATAATATCAAACTTGAGCTCTTCGACGTTGGTGATTGGTGTGTGCAGTACACGGTTGGTATCGATACCGAACTGTTGGAAGTATGATTGGGGTGAACCAAATTCTGAATCGTAGAATAGGATGACTGCATCATCATACTTTTTCAAATAAGCAGAAGCCATTAGCAACGCAAATGACGTCTTAAAGTGTTTGGATGGACCAGCAAGAACTGTAAGTCCTGGTGTTAGCCCACCCTCTAGATCACCAGATAGTGCAACGTTAATCATTGGCACATCGGTCGTGATCATATCTTTTTTATTAAAGAACTGGGAATCAGCCAACACAGATGTTGACTTGATCTTTGAGTTCTTTTTCAATTTATCCATAATTGACATTATACATTCCACTTCGTCTTTTCTTCAATAGCGTGTTGAGCACAGTGAATATAATCACGATCCTCTTCTGAGAGTACTGACCAGAATTTAGATACTGTGTACAAATGTTCCTGAACACTGTCAGGATCTTCCAGATGACGATTACTTTCCATCATCTCTTGCAATTCATCCATACGTTTATGAATTTTTAGTTTAAGTACAGACATTATCTTTCCTGGTAACGATCATTCATTATACCACACTCTTCAAGTAAAGTAAACCTATCACTGAACTTTTTCAGTGACTTTAGTGCATCCTTTGCCTGTTGTGAGCTTTCACCCATAGTATCATCTGTGTTAGGTTGCCGAAGTCCATGTGTACCAATACGTCCATCAGATGCTAGGATACTAGCAATAGTGTGATAATCCCCACCAAATTCTTTTACAGTATCATGTAGCTGTGCAGCAAACACGGAATTCATAGTAAGCATAGCACCAGTTACCTGTTCAATAAAACATACCTCTGTTGGTGTAATATGATGAAAATGTCCAATTGAAAATGTAGAGAATCTATGAATAATCTCTGCAACTGCCATTGTACTGTTCGGTGTACCACCAAGACATGTATAAGGAACATTTAGTCGAGACTCGATGTTATCTTTACCGAAATACAGATCAGGATAGTAAACCACTTTCTGATTCTTACAATTTCTTTCTACCAAATCCATAGGTAACGGGGTCTTAATAACAATACCACCATTGGTCTTGGCTGATAGTTGTAGTATAGCATCTTCAAGCTGCGATGCTTCTACTACACCATCATCATCCATAGTAACTTCATTACAAAGGAAAGTAATCTGTGGTTCGAACTCAATAAGATCTTCAATATGCTTATTGATATTATCAACTACCATTACAGCATTACGTGGTTTATGTTTAAAAGCATATTCCAGTGTTTTAGCTGCTGTATTAGTACCAACAATACCGATATTAAAATATTCAGCATCAAGGTGTTTTTGTTCTACTTCAAATTCTTCTGTCATTTAATAAATTCCCATTTTACACCAGCTTCTCTAAATAGCTGCTCTGTTAGTTTCCATGATTCTTTCCATCGATCAGCAATCTCGCCATGGATAACGACTCGTTTAATCCCTACTTGGATTAGTCCTTTTGCACAGTCTGAACAAACAGGTAATCCATAAACATACATTGTAGCACCATCGAGTGATACACCATTATATGTAGCGTTAAAGATAGCGTTCGTTTCTGCATGAACTACCATCTTATATTTTAGTTCTCTATCGTAATATCTTGTAAGACTATCATCAACACCACGCGGGAATCCGTTATATCCTGTACACAAAACTTGGCCTTTGCTGCTTACAGCAACGGCGCCAATCTTACTTGAAGGATCTTTTGACCAACCTGCTACAGTCTTAGCAAGTTGCATATATCTACTATCCCACTTGGAGTTGTCTGAAGAGGTTGTCATTGGTACCTCTTTTGGCGGTTGGGGAGGCGTGGATTTCTTTAGTTTTGAGAGGATGTTTATCACGATCAATAATCTCCTTTGGAACAATGTCCTTAAAGGTTTCTTTTAGAACCTTCTTTTCACCGTCTCTTAATATGTATGGCGTTTTTAGTGCGTGCTTTACAATATAAGGTGCGAGGAAAGGTGCACGAAGTTCGATTGTAGAACGCATCATAGTACGATCTAACTTCGGAAGGTGATAATATGGTAGTTCACAGAATATATCTGAATATTGACTATCATATTCTTTTGCACGTCGGTAACCACCGAATAATTCATCAGCACCATCACCAGTCAACACTGCATGGAATCCTAACTCACGTAGCTTTCTAGCCATAGCAATTTGTGGTTTAACGGACCCGAGGTCGACTGGTGATTGGTGGATACGGACTGCGTCAAGATCACTGACTTCATCAAGAGTGACGTCGACGAGGGAGGAGGAGACTAAGTGTGCGAAGTCTTTCTCATGATTATCTACGTGGATCGTGGTAACATCACGACCAAGTTCTTTCAGCAGTCCGTAGATGATACTGGAATCGAGACCACCTGAGAGAAGAATAGAAACTTCTCTCTGACCACCAAGACGCGCGGAGACAGAACGCTTCATGTCTTGGTATAGGTCTCCATACTCAACTTTGTCCCAATTCCAGTAACTGTGTACCTGGCCTTTATGTACATAATGACCAGGTGGAACTTGTTTGATCTCATTGTACGGTGTACGTGGATCAGGGGAGTAACCCCATTTCATTGTGTTCGACATAAATGTTTCGTCGAGTGTAACTTTACCAAATAGCTTTAATACCTCAATCTCAGAAGCCATTGCTTCTACATCAGTACGGTAATATAATGGTTTAATACCCAGGAAGTCTGTCATACCAAACAAATGATTATCAATCATTGTGACATATGTCCAGAATCCATCAAAGTCATGAAAACAATCTGTACCATGATTATGAAATGCATTATGAACATATTCTACGTCAGAAGCATAATCTGTGTCATAATTGAATACTTCGCCAACGAATAATCCTGGGACACTGTATGTGTTCGGCTGGATAGCAAAGAGTGGGTCTAGATTAACAAATGGTAGTGACGTGTGTGCAAATGTAAAACCTTGCCAGTCTCTATAACCAATGTAATTCTCTAGGCCACGATAGCCAATAGAACGTATTACTGTTTCTGGATTCTTACCAACAGGATAAGCTACAAAGCCACACATTATTCTACTCCAATCAATCTACCAAGTGCGAAACGATCATTACTAAAACAGTGTAAACTAGTTGAGCTGAAATGTAAATACCCCATTTTACAGGTGAGACCACTTTGCTCAATTAACCATAGACCAAGTCTGTTTGCGAAGTACAGATCGTTGTGTAAGTGACGAACTACGTCACACGAACGCATGTGATAAGAACAATGTAGTTCATCACCACGTTCCATAAAGTGCCAACCAAAGGAACAAGGTACACGTTCACCTTCATTGGCAGCTACAATATCTTCTGGAAACCACATAGGGATATAACATTGACGAGTAGTAGGATCTTTCTTTAGAAGTTCTACTGCATCACCAAGGTTACCAGTTTTGAACCTGATACCATCCATACTTGGTGCCCACATACGTTCAGGGTACGAGTGACTGAAAGCCTGACCAGACAAATACTGATCAGTATCTTTCAGCCACATCGTATGTGAAGGTGGTGGATTAAGTGGTTCACCACCAACACGTTCTGCAAAGTGGACATCTGCCCACGGTTGCGTGGCATTACAAAGATCGGATGCTTCTTGCGGATCATCACTCATCTTTGCTGTCAGATCAGCATGTAGTACCTCTAAAAAAACAGGAGGAGACTCGGTACCCTGCCACGATGCTGTCTGTATTTCATATCCCTGATGGTATAGTAGGTGACGTAGCTTGAATAAGCCTTCACCCAGATTTCTTCCTGTTACTTTGTTCATTAGCTACTCTCTGTCTCAGGTCGCTAGAAGAGAACCGGTGGTTCCGTTCGTTATAGTAAATCTCAATACCAAGCATAGTACATTCTGATTTACCAGTGTAATCTTTAGTGCGATACTCTTCACCAATGATACGTACATTGATTGGATACATCTGAATGATATCGAGCAGATCTGCTTCGCTTTGATAAGGTACGATTTCATCGACATATCCTACAGCCTGAAGCTGTGTGTAACGTTCAACAAGTGTTTGTATCGGTTTATTCTTTTCTATTCTATCATAGCTTGGGTCTACTTGTAAACCACAAATTAGATAATCACATACACTTTTTGCTTCTCGCAACATAGAAATGTGTCCAGCGTGTAGCAAGTCAAATGTAGACGCTGTAAATCCTATTTTCATTGTTCCCACTTATAAAATATATGAAGACCGATCTTAGTCGTTCTTGTTTTACTTGCAGCCCAATCTGGTTTAACGTAACTTGCATGGTAGTGTGTTGCACCAAATGTGTTGTCACCGAACCAACCAGTATAAACCTTGAGTGCTACACTTCGCATGTGCTGGTACATCTCCCGATCAGATTCTGGTATCTCATCACTTTTACCGTCACAGTACCAAGAGAACTGACAACGATGACGTACTGGATAATATACTGTGGGATCACTCCAAGACTTTTTAGTTGGTCCTTGATGAATTACCTCACAGACAGTATTAGGAAAACGTGGATCATCTACTCTGTTCAACACCACGTTGCTCACTGCTACCTGGCCAGCAAATGGCTGATTCCTAGCTTCCCAGTACATATTGTCTGCAAGACATTTAATAGACTCTGAGAAGTGATCTGTTGAATGTGCAGCTTTCATACATCCAGTAACAAGTGCTGCAGATAGTACAGCTGATATGATCTTCTTAAACATTATCGAATCCTCACTTGACGAAGAGCTTTCAGACCACCTTTTACACGTTCTGGATATTCACCCAGATAGGTACCAGCTTCAAGATCTGATTTAGTAAGAAGATCTTTATGCCAGTGTGTAACGTTATCCCATTCTTTCAGAAGCTTCTGGGATAGGTTGTCAAAAAACGAATCAGAGAAGATTGGATCGTCTTCCTGATAGTAAGCATATGCAGCCATAAGATAGAATGGAACAGCCATGTTAACATTTTGAGAAATCTTATGTGATGCATATCTTTCCCAACTATATGTTGTCATAATGCTTACCCCATGCTGAGCCAGTAGTGCGAAGACCTTCAGATGCTAGAAGCTGATTGTACATAATACGAACAATTTCACCTTTATCTGGTGCACCATGCAAATCATAGATTACTCTGTTCTTTGCAGTCTTCTGATTGATGGTACGTGCACTCCGCTTTTCAATAATGGAAATAGCATATGCACGAGCAACGTCTTCTGGCATCTTTTGGATTAGGTCCATAGCTTTAGTATCCATTATAGTACTCCCTGGAAATATGCATTGAGCTCAGAGCGAATTTCATCGAACTGCTGAATAGCTCGTTGTTCTAGCAAACGATCGTCGAAGTAGAATTTAGTCATCATGACAAATTCCTCACGAGGTGCATTATAATGCTCTTGAGCGAATTCGTCTGCTTCCATTACGTAGTTTTTGAGTTTACCCATGATATAGTGTCTCCTAATTGTTACTATACTAGTATACACTATTTCATATTAATTGTAAACCCCCTAATTTGATTTTTTCCAGATAAAATTTCATCTACTGGGATATAGTCAATAATTTCATATTTGACTACGTCACCTTCCTGTAGTGTATTAGCCCAGAGGGATGGATGTGGAGAAAACTTCCAAGGGACAATGTGATCGATCTTACCCTTCTCCATAGCCTTACGGATATACTTAGAAATATGGATTTCATTAAATCGATTTACATGTTTGAAGTCACACCGACCAAAGAAGTCATGTTCGGTATCTGCTTCATAGCCTTCAAAGATCTTATGACCAGATGAGGGGATAGAACACTGATGATGTTCGGGAAATTCAAAGTCCCATTGCCGTTCTTTCCACTCTTGGCTCTCTGGTCTATTATCTTCAGCAACCAACTGGTTTCTACGTTCAATAAATTCCTTTGTAACTTTCCCTTTGTACATCATACTCTCCCTCCAGTACTAAAATCTTCTGGACCACCATCTTCACCAGGCCAGCTGATGTAGCTACCATCGTTATCAATACCTATTGTAATATCAGGGAATTCATCGTTATCAATATCTATTGTAATACCAGGCGATTCTGTTAATTCATATTTCATTTCGCCAACAGTCTCACGTACAATATCATTGTGATTAAATTCTGCCCAGTATAGTTCATAAGCTACACCTGACTCTAAACATTCGAACTGATGATATAGACCAGGCTTTACCTTTGTGTATTGATTAGGTCCAACAACGGTTTCATCTACAAGATCATAGTCGCGCTGCCACACGCGTACGAGCATCTTACCAGACTCTACATAGAATCCATTCCATTTGTAACGGTGTAGATGCTTAGAGCATACCCCACCTGCTTCCATTTCAATACGGTGAAACTCTAATGCACCATTAGCTTCAATGAGCTCTGTTGTGCCCCATACTTTTCCCGCTTTCATCGCTGTATCGCCTCTGCAATTTTATCTCGTAGTTTATTACGTTCGTGTGTAAGAACATTAATAGTTGTATGGATATGTCCTGTATCATGAGGTTGTATGTGATCTCTAAGATCCTCAATGATTTCATCAAGAGCTTCCAGCTTTGTCATAAGATTCATTTTCATTTAACAGTTCCTATAAGCATATTCTAAAGCACGATCTGCTTCAGTTTCCAATGGACGATTTTCGTACCAGTTACCTGTCTCGACGTCCAGTTCTCGACATAGTTCTGCAATCTGTTGTGCAGTAATAGGATACTCACGTTTGATTGCATTTGCTGCAGTTGCTACCATTATCTGGTACATTTTGTGGTACCAACCAGTTCCTGTAATAACTCTATATTCCAATGCAAGTTTCTTTGGGAAGAACGGACAGTCTGCATAACCTGACCAAACAACATCGTTATTTTTGGATTCAATGTTAGATTTACGATGTTGTACTACGGCGTCTGCAAGTTCAGGAGGTAGTCGATCGAGAAACGTACCACCACTCTTAGCCCTATCTACATATGGATACCTGATGAGAAGATCATCCACATCAATAGGGATGCTTCCACCAGAGAAAATAAAATTAAAAGCGCTATCGTAAGTCGCAGGAACATAGTACATTCTGCTAAGATCTTTAGTTTGACGATCTCCGGCAGAGTCAAGGTGAGTGTTGAGTGCGTGCCAGAAATGTCCAATTTCTTCGGATCCAATATCTCGTGACACTGGGAAGACAATTCGAAACTTAGGTTGATGTTCTTTAGAGCTGGCGGTACTATAACAAATATAACGCCAATCACCACACCAATTATCAACAACATCTTTTACGTTGCCATCAATCGTAAGGTCATCAACATCAACAGCACACCAACCTGCCCAAGCAGTAACGTTTTTGTTGGCCCGAGTAGTACCAGCTTCGTATACAGCAGGCGAAATAAGTTCTGCATCTTTTTTGCCTTTCTTTGGTTGCTTAGACAAACCATAGAGAAGTTTCTCTAACTCGTCAAAGTTAGAGAGATCCATACGTTTATCAGTCTTGTTGTCAAACTGACTCTTAAAGAGCGTTAGGGAAATACCCTGTGTTGTCATCATGATCTGGTGCTGTCCATCCCTCAGGTTTCATCAAATCGGGAAGACCAAGAGGGTTAGGACGTTCTTTCTTAATGCCTGCCTTCTTAGCCATATTTGCATTATGTACCTGCTCCCAAGCACGCTGTGGTTCAACACCGAAAGCGTCAAGTGTACCAATAGCAACAACGCAAAGATCAATTAGGCCATCTACGATTTCCTGTGGATCTTTATTGTCGATTGCACTCTGTGTTTCATCTAGCTCTTCACGTAAAAAGTTCATACGGAATTCTAGGAACTTGGCCAGCTTTTCTTTATCGTTGATGTTATTCATGATCCATTCATGAACACCAAACTTGAAATGCATATCCCAAATATCTTCATGCCAATTTTTCATAATTCTATTATACCCCATTTTCAATCATTTGTAAACACCTAAATGTGTCTTCCCAGTTATTTACTTGAACAGATTTAGATCCACTGTAACCTTCAAGCTTTACTGCAAGTGGATGATCGTTGCCGCCAACCTGCATATTGTCACCAAAGAACGTAATAGGATGTGGTAACCATTCTGCTACCTGCCCCTTATCCTTACCTTCTTCAAAGATATCGATCCCAGTCTCGCCAGCTACTTGAGCAGTAATACCAGGGAATTTTTCCATTACCTCTGCTGCAATGTTTTCACGTTCGCGTTTGTGCTCGTCCCATTCTTTATATAGATGTCGTGTTTCGAGTGAACATGGCCGACCTGGAATCGCAAAGTTAACCATCCCACCACGAACTTCTATATTATTAGTAGCTTTATTATGGAACTTACTTTCAGCTAACTTTTCATTTAAGAAGAACATAAGATCTTCTGGAACTTTCCATTCATATCGATAACCACAGTGATCTTGTTGCCACGCTTCATTGCCAGACTGTTGGTATACGCTAATACAAAGATAATAAAGCTCAATCGGTATTTGTTCTAGAGTTTTATACCTATCACTTCCTGTTACGAGGTACACTGCATTGTGTGTAGCAAAATGTTCAAAGAAGTTTGCGAACTCTTTGTCCATCTGACCCCGGCTAGGTGTGAGCGTACCGTCTACATCAAATATGTAATTCCTCATCCGAAAATATCATCCATAGTTAATTGTTCTTCTGCTTGCCAGCCAATGGCTTCAAGAATAGGTTCGAGAGGTTCAAGGAATGTTTTCTCGAACTGTTTGTTGTAATCGATGTACTTATCTAATCCAAATTCTACTGGATGGTAATCAGGGAATGCGATAACATTTTCACGGATTGGATTAGGGATAAGCATATAAGCCCACTTGATCTTGTTACCCTTCTTGATCTCTTCGTAGTTCTTTAGACTGTGATGCTGCAGCAAGTGGTTATAGAGCAGTGACCCGCGTACATGGATCGGTGTACCTTTTGAATAAATGGTACGACGATCAGCCCACTTATCTAACTCTGTAACACCGCGAGGGAATGCTGCTTCTTCTGGGCGAAGAGATTTGAATTCTTTTTTGAAGTCCTGGATGAACTTTTGGGTAGCATCTTTATCACCAGCGATCATAAGCTTGAAAGCGTCTTTGAACTTATCCCGACAGACTTGTGGGGTTGAAGACTTGATAGCTTCAATACCCATGATCTTCATCTTCGGTTCAGCATACTGAACACCTTCAGAGTTATGTACGTTGAGGATATAACGTTTCTTTGCCTGCCAAATACCACGATCTGCAATAACTTCACGCTCCATAACCATACGGTTCGTGTATGCGTTACTGTGTTCAGCCAATTCTTCCATGGACTTTTCAAACATAGGGTTGAAGTGTTCTTCACAGACTTTGGATAGGAACTGAACAGGATCTTCGGGTTGAAACTTTTCTACAAACTTAGAGAAGTTAACGTATACCGAATCAGTATCGATAGCGATAACATAATCCTCGTTAGTATCAAGAAGTTTATTCAGTTCATCATTGATTGTACGTTCACACCATTTGATAATGAACTGACCGTGGAGGGTAATACCTTCGGCAATCCGTAGATCAAAGTAACGATAGTATTTGTTACCGAGTGCACCAAACAAACTATTGAGTAGAATCTTAATAGCCATCTGTTTGTTTTCGAGCTGACTAATCTCACGTTCCAACTCTTTTGTCTTTTCCTTCTGATACTTACGTTGTGCAGCAAGCATAGCCTGCTTAGTAGTCTTACGTTCATCATAGTACTTGACAATGATCTCTGGCATAACACCCTGACGGTCGTGTGAGTACATTGAACCGTTTGCCGCAACTGCACCTTTAGGATTTTGGCTAGACACCGGTACTTCAATCATTTCGCCTTCTTTATCTGGATTAGGTACCTTAACATTCAATGTTCCAGGAACAAGGGGTAACAATCCATCTCGAATTAATGTCTCTGGTGACATATTGTTCTGTACAATGATATTAGGATACAGTGAGTTCAAGTCAAAGCTAACCACCCATTCGTGTATACCAATCTGTGGTTCTTTTACGTATCCACCCGCAAACTTTACAGCAATCTCTGATGCCTTAGCACGATCCATAATTGGTACCACGATCTTTTTCTTATTTAGTTCACGATATACAATAGAATCCCAGATAGATGTAGTACCAAATACATCTGTGAGGTTGACCCCAGCTTTGTAGGCTAGTGTCATAGCAAGTTCAATTAGACCCATCTTTTCATCAATACGTTCTACAAGTTCAACGTCTTTAATATTATAGTCGATATAAAGCTGATGGTTTTCGTTGTACAGATTACGTAGTGAACCGAACTCTTCATAGGATAGTTTACGTTCACCAAGGACAACGTTTGCAATATGGTTAAGCGCATATGATTCTTGTGCACCGTAACTGTAACCGAACTTAGTAAACAGATCGTAGTAATCTAATGCGTTGATACCAACGATCATGTACGAATCCATATTCTTGTTCTTGAACTGAACCTTTTTCTCACGAACAACGCCCCAAGGTGATAGAGACTTAACAGCTTCTTCTGAACCAATACGGAGAATACGGTTGATGATATATGGTATGTCAAAGAAGCGGATGTTCCAACCAGTAATAATATCTGGATAGTCATCCTTCCACCACTTAAGGAAACGTACGAGTAATTCTGTTTCAGATTCACACTTGACGTACTTGATCATGAGATGATCGTGTGGGGATTGTGATACGTCGTAGTCTTTTAGACCCCAGACGTGGTAGATACCAGACCGTGACGACTTAGCAGTAATAGCTGTGATGGGATGAAGTGCGTCTTCTGGATAAGGGAAACCATCTTCGGAGTGAACCTCAATGTCAAGGTTGACCACATTGACATGACCTTTGTTGAATTTAATATCATTGGGAAACTTTTCGGCAAGGAACTGGAAGACTGCACGATCCATACCGAAGTACTGAAAGCCTTCTACACCATCGTACTTCTTGGTGAAGTCACGCATGTCAGATGGTGAATTGAATTGTAACGGAGCCACTGGATCACCGTCCATGGTCTTCCAGTCTGTAGAATCCTGAGGGTCAGGTAGGAATAGGGTAGGTTTAAATTCGTATCGTCCGGTGATACGTTTGCCAGAATCGTTGTATCCACGGTACAGGATACGATTCATATAGACGTCAACTGATGTGTAAAAGCTCAATGCAATTCTCCCATAATGTAGATAGTATTATACCGCAGGATGTGATTAAAGTAAACCCCCATCATAGTTACCAAATGCCCATTTTCTTTCACGACACCAAAAGCACTTTCGGCAAGGACCCGGATCACCTATACAGCTCACAGTTAGTTTTGATAACTCCATTATATCATATTTTTTGTACTGATGATATATAAATTTCTTGTCGACCTGTGCCCATGGCATTACGACCCAACTGTTCGGATCGTTCCCCATTTCATACAGATCTTTGTCTTGTATAATGTCTTGGTTTGGTCTAGTCTCCTCTGGCATACCTTGGCTCATACCCCGGATGATAAATGGTATATCATATCTTTCTTTCATATAACGGTAATGTGGTTGGTGATATTTCTCTTTGCTATCACCGTCCTTTTCATATGAAAAGATTTCCAGAGGCTTCAAATAATTTAATGATTTCATTTCCCATGCATCTAAATAATATGATTCTATCCAGGAATGTACGTTTTCTGCTGCTTGCCAGCTTTGAGTATTTTTACGAGAGGTATCATATCCGTGAATAGGATATATGTTTACTCTTTCTTTTCTACGGTATACCATTTCAATTAAAAGAAAAAGGAGTAATGCAGAATCCGTACCACCGGATAATGCAAGACCGATATTATGTCCTTCAGGAAAACGATTAAAGTAATCTACAGTATTACCACTATCATCTGTCAGTAACATTTTTGAATAATCCTATAATGCCAGGAGATCTTCTATTCTTGTGGGTGTTGGTGTAATAGAAATACTGAGGATCATACTTTAGATCCATAAGTTCAAATCTTTTTATTGCTCTTCTAACATCTGGTAATTCTACGTTATCCATCATAATAAATCTGGGCTTCATTTCCAAAGCCATATCTATATCTTCCATTGGCTTAGGGTGTATATGATCACCATCAATATAAACTAGATCAACTTGGTCACGCTCCTTGTACATACCAGAACTGGACGGTATGAACTCTACCCTATCACCATACTTTTCTTTTAGTGCAACACCCGCTTTTACAGAAAAGAGATTGGGATCAATAGTTGTTATTTTTTCTAGGAAAGGAAACATTTCTAAGAACATTGTTGCAGAATAACCTGCAAATGTTCCTATCTCGAAAACTGTTTTAATTTTATTCTGATAACCAACAGATTCAAACCATTCAAGAAGATCTGGATCATTGTAGGGTAGATAACCCCAGGCCTGTTTACCTACTTCAGGATCGTGTTGGTTAGGATCTGGTACTGGTAAAAATGATACGTCAATTTGTGTCCACATAATAATCTCCAATAAAAAAGGAAGACAGTTTCCCGTCTCCCTTTATATATGTTAAGAAATAAAATCCACTTCTTCGTCAGTATAAGGCCACATTAGAATAAATTCACCTTTCCAAGTGCAAGATTTTTTTGTCTTTGCTCAAGATCATAACGATCTGTAGCTTGTGACAGATATCTTTCAGTTGGGGTCATATTAATCATTCTAATCAAGTCTTTAAACCACTTACTCATATCCAAATTCCCTTCTAATTTTTTCAAGAGATTTTGAATTAAGTTCATGTGTAAGTGATTCAACTGTGTGACCAGGATATTCATGAATCATCTGGGCAGCAATATATTGATTTGCTTTAGTCTGACGAGACAGAATCCATCCTATCATTACACCTCGAAGAATGTTTTTAAATACTCTCCAAAATCCGTTAAGCAGACTCTGTGAGTAGTTCAGCGCTATTGTTGTCATTTTTTACCTCGTTGTTTCCAATAGAAATTTTACGAGGCAGCTTTTCTTCGGGAAGAATGACTTCAAGTTTGACAGTCAAGATTCCATCCGTTAGATCAGCTCCGGATACTTCGGTATATTCCGACAGTCTAAATGACTTGCTCCAATTTCGAGCACTGATACCTTTATGAACATAAAGTTCTTGAGGGCGACGTTGTGGTCTATCACCTTTGATAGTCAGAACGTGATCTTTTACTTCAATATCAATATGTTCTTTACTAAATCCAGCCACTGCTAATTCGATTTCGTAATGATACGCATCGTGTTTAACTACGTTATGTGGGGGATAGGTATCCTTCGCGTGGCTGTGAATATTTTCCAGCTGATCGAAGATGTGATCGAAACCAAGAAATGCGTTTCGTGGCAATAAAGTTGCTTTAGTCATTGTGACCTCCTGTTAAGCAAGGTTATGTTATGGACCCGAACTATTCGGCATCCGCTGTTATTTATACGTTCTTTTCTCTAGAAAATACATAAATGTAGTAGGCTTCTTAGGATTTAAATTTTCGGTCTTAAACATTTTTTCTACCTATGTAAATCCATGGTACTGGGGAATCTAGCTGTTGTAAATCACTCACATACTCTGGGACAATATGATGTCGGCTTTTCATCGGGGTCATGTATATACCGCCTGGGAATAGCCTTTCATAGATCCATGGGAAAAGTTCTTTTTTTCGTTCTAACCAAATATCATCAATTGCTATTGCGATAGGAACATCGTACTCTTCTGGCATACTAAAAACATCGCAGACCACGGTATTTTTTGTATCACACTCTAGTATGTCAAAGCCCGTTACTTTACGTTGGTGCAAATATTTTCTTCTTAAATTTCTTGTAAGAATTCCAGGATAGCAACCAAAATCGTATATAGGACCAGCAGGAGCTTCTAGATTTTCAATAACCTCTAATACCTCGGTGTTCCATATACGTGTCCAGTTTTCCCACGATCCTACATTTGAAAAACGTTTATCTGACAAGACCTTCGACTCCGAAAGATAATCCCATTCTTGTTCCAATAGGTTTCGAGTGATGAAAGGTTCCCATAGGATTCCATACCATCATCCCAGGTTCTAATATTTTATTTTCAACCATCACAGATCTCTCTGGTTTAAGAGTATATGATATTGCATCTTCTATTCTAGGTCGATGTATTTCCCAATCAACTCTACCTAATACTTGGAGATATAAGACATGCATACGATCTCTATGTATTCCAAATGTAGTATGTCTATCTGTAATACCAAAAAACAAATGACAAGTAACAGGTTTATCAGGGAATATTCTTTTTAAATCTTCTATTATTCTTCTAGCATTTCTTGGTAAAGACGGTCTTTTTTCTAATTCAAGAAATGTAGCAGAACCACATTCACCTTTTATTTTCGTACTTTGTGGTGGATGTGTATCTATTAGATGTGTCATTCTCTCCCAGGTAAATTCTTTCATACCGATTTCTGAATCGAGAAAAGAATATGTATCTGGGAGAGATAACAGTTTAGGCATTACTTTGCACCGATATTATATTTGGGACAAAGTTCCCATTGTGTTTTTTCTTTAAAAGGGATAATTTTAATTTGACGTAAAGGAGCACACTGTAGATCTTCCTTCTTAGCCATTTGTACTAATCCCCAATCACTCATCAATGTAGCAATAGTATTTCTACGAGCAATATCGTTTTCTTCTAAATTTGATTTCTTCCCATCTAACAAAAATAGTTCCTTAAAGTGCACGATGAAGTATCTGCCTTGTTTGTGCAGAATGTGACAAGACTGGAATAGCTTCTTGTCTTTACGAGATGCCACACCAATACGCGTGAGGGTTTCTCTTACTTTAAGGAAATCGTCTGGCTCGCGTAGTGTTACCTCGAGCATGTTAGATGGAGTCCACTGGACATTATTATTTTGTTCTTCCACCTTTACTCACCTTTTCTTTTAGCTCATTCAGTTGCGTTGATGATAAGAGAGCCAAAGCTTGACGAGCTTTTTCATTACTATAGCCATAGTATTCTTTGACCACTTCTATATCATTTTCTAGTTCAGGTTTATACCATTTTGAAAAACGTTTCCGCTTTCGAACTATATTTATATAAAAATGATATTGTAGTTTCTTATCAGCATTATGCAACCGATTCATTTCATTTGCTGCAAGAACTGTATCCTGAAAGTAAGATAAGCTACGATTAACCATAAAAGGATTGTACACCTTTTCAGCAACATCGTCTTCCATAATATCTTTTTTGGTGTAATTAATACTGTTTACGTATTCAAATGGGTTCATGAGAATTTCACCGAAGACATAATTTCAGTCATACAAGCAACAAGGTTGATTTCGTGATCAGCAACAAATGCTGCCTTGTGCTGGTATTCTGCCAAAATAAGAATAAGTTGTGGGATAGATTGAGATTCGACTTTATCATTCATGTTATCATATACACCACGAATAATAGCACTTGTGTCTAGATCCAGATTATTAACCACCCACTTGCGCATAGACTTAAAGTCTTTTTCTTTTAGGTGTTTGAATAGATCATTAAAGGATCCACCCATATCAGTAGTGCTGCTAGCAATATCGCCCAGAACAGAACGTCTTTGAAGTTCATTGAGTACTCTCCTCCAATCTGGTGCATGACGCATGATCAGATCAACAATAGCCATCTGATCGTAGCTTACACCTTCATTTTCTAAAATCGTTTGAGCACGTTTAAGGAATTGCGCACACAAACCCTGAAGATCTTTTTTACTTGTATTAAATTCGTATATTGCACAACGTGAATGTAGTGGTTCAATAATACGATTCTTAAAATTACATGTTAGGATAAATCGGCAATTATCACTAAACTCCTCAATGAATCCACGTAGTGCTGGTTGAGTTGATTGTGGATTTAGATAATCTGCCTCATCTAGAATGATGACTTTGTAAGAACCACCGAAGCTAACCGTAGATGCAAATTGCTTGATCTTGCCACGTAACGTATCAATGTTACCTTCTTCAGACCCATTGATAACAATACAATCTAGACCAAGCTCTTTACATAATGCCTTAGCGACAGTGGTCTTACCAAGTCCGGCAGTACCGGTGAAAAGCATATTCTGCAGCTCACCGGTATCCACCATCTTCTGAAACGTTTGCTGTAAGTGAGGAGGTAGGATCGTTTCAGAAACTTTTTGTGGGCGATATTTTTCTACCCATAGGAAATTGTTTGACATATTAACTCCTGTTCAAGTAAGTCCATTATATAATATTTGGAGCTAATTGTAAATTAACTTTCCTGTTGTTTAGCTTCGCACATGGCAACGATCTGCACACATTGATCACGAAGCTGACCAATTGTAGAGAGTTCTTCACCACGGAGTGCGCCACGCTGAACCATCGTATCAACCACTGCAATAGTGCTGCGTCCTACACGATTTGCAAGATCTACAAATTCTGTATCTTGCTTATTCTGCTTTTCTGCCATTTTATTCTCCATACTCTGATGTTTTTTCGCATGCGATCCAGTAGATGACGTCCTGTTCAGTATGATTCCAACGGGACATCATCTTGCTGGAGATACCAACTTCATAATCTCCCTGGATGATTCTGAGATTATTTAGGTTGATCATAAAGTTAAAGTTTTCACTTTTACTTTTTCCAGGTACCTCAATAGTAAATGAGTTTGAGGTAGGATTGTCCTTATCTGTTACGG